GGGGAAGGTCAGGGTATTTGCTATGGTGGAGTGTTGGACTCAGTGATTACTGGGTCCTTTGCATTCCTTCATATTCAAATTATTAGATGGCCTTCCGAGTGACGGAACGACTGATCAGTTTGCGCCTGTACAGAGATTACTCGACGGCGGACATGTCCGCTTTTGATGTTATGATCTGTCAGCTGCGACTGATCGCCTACCGGTAGCTCTCCAGGCTACTATCTTGAACTATCTCTTCGGAGCTAGTTTCGGGTGGGCCTGGGCGAATCTACTAGTGGGTAGGGACTATCGCCTACCATCAGTCCCAAAGGGAGTGGTGGCAGGTGAGGTTCCAAAGTCTGTTCGTTATTCGGTTGGTCAGCCTATGGGGGCGTTGTCCAGTTGGGCAATGCTCGCTTTGACCCATCATTTCATTGTTGGGTGAGCGGCGTATCGGCGAGGATTCGATTTCGGATCCTTCACTGATTATGCGGTACTGGGTGATGATATCGTGATCGCAAATGGAAAGGTTGCGAGCGAGTATCTTCGCCTGATGAAGGTTATTGGGGTATCAATCGGAGTACACAAGTCCTTGGTCTCCCGTAAGGGGGTCCTTGAGTTTGCGAAACGATTCATAGTCCAAGGGGTAGACTGTTCACCAGTTCCTTTTAAGGAAATGGTGGCAGCTTTATCGGCATTCGAGCAGAGTACTGAGTTCGTGCGTAAGTATGCGCTTGGTTCTGCTGCGATTGCAGCTTTTGTCGGATGAGGATATCGAGTTCGTGGACGTCTGTCTGCGGATTTTGATAGATTACCTAGACGGCTAGCTACGATCGGAAAGTGACGTAGCTCTCCATGGGGTACTTTGGGGCATAATGTGGGATCTTGATTAAACATCAGATCTTTTGTTATACGCCCAGAGTGGTTAGTTCAGGTTACAGAAATGTGACCTTCTCTACCCAAATCTGAGTCTATGCGTTTTATTGAGTGGGCATCGAGAGATGAACGCCGGTTGGACGCGCGGATGGAGGATTTACCAACACGGGGAGTATACTCCGGTAGTAGGGTGATGACAGAGTGGATCGAGGGAGGAAGTGAAACGAGTGGATTGTGAGGGGCTGCTACCTATTTATCTAGAACGTTACTAGTGGATAGGGGTGAACTTTACAATGCTCTTTATCACATTCAAGTGAGAGCTTGAGAGGTGTCCAACCCGTACGCGAAGGAGGACTTTAATAAGGCGAAGGCGATTCTGTTCTCAATGAGAACAGCTCGCATTCCTTTAGATGAGTCTAAGTTTGTTAAATGGGTTGATGCTTTCCGTCTTCAAGGGAGACTCCGTTCTCATTCCATAATGGGTGAGGCAAGAGAGCTGAGGGCAAAGCCGTCAGTTCTCTTGATATCTCGTCTTTGAGACTGAGTAAGAAAATAATAGGGGATGGGTTCAGCACTGTACATGATCTCTTCGGAGAAGATGGACCGGTGGGGACCCAGCTGCGTATACTTCCAGTTCGAAAGAACTACAAATATTTAAACACATCTGAGTG